CCTATTCTCATTGACATCTCAACATCATAAATAAGAAAGCCAAGAATAAAAAAAGCATCGTAATCCTCAACCAAATAAAGTTACGATAATTTATGTCTTGGCCATGTAGCGAAAAAATTAAAAAAACATATCTTATAGTATATTTTTTACTTTGATTTATTTTACGAGATTATTTTACTGGTTTAACTAGTTAATGGCAATCTTTTTTTTATGTTTTCAAAGTTAAGTGATACTAGAGTTTTTTTTAACTCATAAAATAGATACAATTAAAATTTGTATCTTAATTCGGATGAATTATGACAATTGCGGTAGTTGATTTAGCAGAGTATATTCTTGAAAAGAAAGGTATCATGACTACCATGCAATTGCATAAGCTAATTTATTTTATTCAAGCATGGCATTTAGTATTTGAAGGGTGCCAGTTATTTGATGAGGAAATTCATGCTTGGGGTAAAGGGCCAGTGGTACCATTCCTCTATAGTTTACATAAAGATAGGATTTCTCTTTCGTGTGGTTTTTTAAATGGGAATAGTAATAATATTCCTAATGATAGTATGTTCGCGATTGAATATGCTATTGATTCGTTTGAGGCTAACGATGAAAGAGAAAAAAATTTCACAAATATTAGAGATCCTTGGGAAAAAGCTAGAATCGGTTTATCAGAAAAAGATCGTGGTCATAGTATTATCACAAATCAATCAATGTATGAATACTATAAAAGTATCCTGAAATTCAAGAAAGAATTAATGCAAAGCCTGGAATACTTCCACTATGAATAACAATGAAATTATGTTTGGAAGATTTTTATATAGGCATTCTAATGAATCAAAAGAGGATGGTATTACTGCATATCCATTACAAACTGATTTAGAGGAGGACTATCCAGAAAATCTCTCTCTAGAAGATTATCATTCCTATAGGGTCTTAAAGGAAGTATCATTTTTTTGTGAAAATTTAAAAGAACATATTTCTAATTTAGGTATAGCCTCAATTTCATGTGGATTTATAGCTTGGGCATTCAAACAGGATGTTTATCAAAAATCACATGATATGTTATTAGGAGGTTTATTACCACAATTTTTTTTCTCGATTGTAGGAGTTCTTCTAAAAAAATATGACAAGAAACATGCTTCTTCTCCACTTATTACAATGTGCCTTTCATTTATTGGATTATGTATTTCTCCATTATTTTATCAGATAGAAAAGGGAAGCATAGAAGAAGGCCCAATACTTTATATATTGGACGGTGGTGAATCTGCTGTATTAACAACTGTGATCGGGTTATTTAGAGAATATGTCTTGCCAGCAATTACCAATTGTATCTTTAAAGAAGATAATGATGAATCATTAATTCCATTGAATTCGATGGAATTAAATTTATAAAGAGCAATACCATTTTATGGTTTCTATGGTGTCATCTATGCAATAACATACTTTTGTAAAAAAATTCTGTTCATCCATATCTTTCAAGAATAATTTTTGGTATTTAGTAAGAAATCCATTTCTACTTTTTAATTCGATCCATGCACCACCAAAACCGTGTCTTGGCATAGCAATAAATAAGTCAGAAACCCCTTTTCTTAATCCTAAATTTTTAAGAGATTTTCCGAAAGAAAATGTTCTTTTTCCTTCATTTGGAAAATGAATAATTAAATTAGATATAGATGGGTTTAAACGAACCCAATCCATAACGCATTTTTGAATATTTATCTCCGGAATATCTCCACTCTTAAGATATTGTACCATGGGCACGTCTAATACATCCTACAAGTTATTCTTGTTACATCAAGATAAATACACTCAAAATAATAAGAAATTGCTTCCCTTCTTATATATTTCAACCATTTAGCGCATTTATATGCCTGACAATAAAGATCGTTCTGCGAAGTGTAAAATTTCTTTTTATAGTTCCTTTATTGAATCTTTGGATCCTTAAATTTATATAGGATTCCTCTGTCGTTAGTTCCCTAAATATTTGGATCATTTAATTTTATCGACAAAAAAAGAATGGTAGATAATATTACAAAAGAAGCATAATCTTTTTCGATCAATACCATTGATATAAGTACATAGAAAACCAAGAGCAGAGCGATTTAATTATCATCCAGTAAAAGGGACGCTATATATATAACTTATTATTGTGAATGATCCTGGATTTGCATTAAACGTTACCGTTATAGTATTGTTTCCTGGAATAGCACTCACAATATAAACATTATTCGTTGAACTGAACATACTTACTGATCCTGTTGCTTGTGATGTTATACCTGGTGTATTAAACACATGAGTAGCAGATCCTCCGCCTAACCAGGTTGAAGTGGTTGAAATGATATTTTGAGTTACGCGTGTCAATGACCAATCATCGGCATTGTTTGTAACTGAAAATAAGGCTTGTTGTGTTTTTTTAGAGCTTGGAATGTTTTTATAAGTTGCCAGCATCATTTGTGTATTTGAAACTGGCACATTTTGTGCGACAAGAGAGTTTAAAAACCCTGGCGCAGTTAATTCAGCCAAACTATTATTTGTTGCTAAATAGGCAAATTGCGGGGAATCTCCTGCTTGCCCAATATTATCAAATCTATAACTTAATATTGTCATATCCATCTCCTTGGATTGTTGTTGCGAAATTTATGCAGTCTCATAATAAATATAATCAATTAGTGTATTTGGACCGGGATCTACAGTAAAAGCAATTGACAGAGCACTAAAGCTTGGTCTTGAAAAAGTTATGGAAACTTGATTTGTACTATTTCTAATACAAGTAGAACCAACGCAAGTTCCTGTCATACCAGGAATGAAAAATGCAACCTCATTCGACCCACCTCCAAAACTTAGGGTTCCTATAAAATTAGGTCCAGAACCACTCCCATTTAATGCTAACTTTAATTTATTTCCAGACTTTTGTACATTGTATAAATCAACAGATGTATCTAATGAATTAGGCGAAGTTTTAGTTGAAACAACGGCTAAATTATATTGTGAAATAGGAAATCCCTGTTTAATAAAGTTATCCAGAAAGTCATCTTCAGTAACTTCATCCACTGTATTGTCAGTGGCTAGATAAAAAAATTGAGGAACCTGTCCAGATTGCCCTATATTTTCAAATGATTGACTTAATATGGTCATTTTTTATCCTCACTATAGATTGCTTATAGTCCAATTACATCACCTACTTTCTTGGTTTCATCTAAAGCAGGTACTAAAACAAAATCTTCTGGAATGTTAAATCCGTTGGATTCTTCACAAAAAATAATTGCAAAAATGGTCCCAGGTTCAGCAACTCTTTCAATTGGTAGTAATTTACCATCCTCAATAGAGTTATAACTTATTACCATTTCCTTTTTGTTTAAAAAAGCACGTCTCATTTTTACTCCTTTTATTTTAAAGTCCTATAAAGTCTCCGATTCTCTTATCATCATCTACTGTTCTAAGAGTATAACCATCAGGTGGCGTATAATCTGACGCTCCGTCATAAATAATAAATGAAAACAGAGTTCCTGGTTCCACATCTTCTCGAGATAGATATTCATTATTTTCCCAGTAATACAATGTCATTGGGATAATATTTAATAGTGCATATGGCATATCTTCGTATCCTTAAATAAATTCTCTGATAACGACAATTCCAGAGCCACCCTGACCGCCGGTTGAAGTTGTTCCTGTTACACCTCTAATTGAAGATCCACTTCCCCCACCTCCAGTATTAGCGGATGCATTAACTCCATTTGTTTGTGAAGTCAAAGAAGTAGTTGCTATTGCTCCTCCTCCAAATCTTGTAGAAGCTCCTATTCCTGAAAGTGCACAAGCTGGTCCATAAGTAAATGCAGGACTTCCTGGACTGCCAGGTGAATTTTGAGATCCTCCCGTTCCTGGAGTCGCTCCAGCACCACCTATTGCAGCAATAGCTGTAAGAGTAGCTAAATTTATATTTCCACCAGCACCTCCATTAGCCGTTATCAATGCCCCAACAGATGATGGAGATCCAGCATTCCCACCTGCTCCAGCAACACCTGTACCACCAGCCCCGATAGTAACTGGTTTGGATGCCCCAATAGCTAGCGCAGTAAATATACCAGTACTATAACCACCAGACCCACCACCACCTCCCGCTGCTCCTGATGCAGCACTAGCAGCAGGAGCTCCTCCTCCTGCGCCGCCTCCTCCAATGACTTGAATTTCTGCGAAATTCATACCAGGAGTTGGTGTATATGTACCAGAAGATAAAAATACCTGAGTTCCAATGGTTGTTGTTGCCCCTGATATTGTTATTGAATTCGGTCCATTAAGAATGGATATATTAGTTCCCGCAACCAAATTAGCTGGAGCTGGATTTCCAGATGTAGAACCAATGATAATCTCACCATCATTTAATGGAGTAGATATGGAAGGAACACCTGAAGTACTTGTAGTTAGTACTCCTCTATTTGCTGTGGGAATTTGGGCTATAGTGGTTGAACTAGAACCGATAAGAATTGAATTATTATTAAGTGGACCAGTTATAGATGGAACGCCTGTTCCATTAGTAGTTAACACTCCTTGAGTGTTAGTAGGTATTTGACTGATTGTATTAGCTGCAGAAGCATACAAAATTCCATTAAGTGAAGCAGTGGCTGGATAAGTTGCAGTAGAGAAGCTTGGAGAAGAGGATGCCCCAGATAATAAAACTCTATTAGCAACAGGTGTACCAGGAAGGATACTTAATGATGATGCAGTGCTATAAACAATTCCTCCATTACTGGGTGTTAAGCTAGCATTAGTTCCTCCACGAGATAAAGATAAAAGACCTGACCATCCAGCAGTTATAGAAGCTGCATTTATTAATGCAATATTAGGCAATCCCCCTAATGTTAATGTGATATTAGTATCATTATTGGCAGTAAGGGGAGAACCACTTGGAATATCTGTTAAATAAGCCATTGTGCCGCTGGCATCTTGGAATGCTACAGTTCTAAATGCAGCAGTATTAGGCATGAGAAATGTCGTTACATGTTGGTTTGATGTTCCAGATTCTATTAAAATTGGATCATTACCATTGCTTCTAAATATATGTGAGCCTAATCCTTTTGATTCGTACTGAATAGAAATATCTGTATTAGTTCCGTCACATGAAATGATTGGAAATTCAGAAATAATATTATTATTTATCAATATATAGTTAACAGCATTAGGTATTGGATCAAAATTTAATATAATGTTTGAATTTTCGTCTAATATAGCTGGGCCAGTTAATTTAATATTAGAAAATTCAGGAGTAGCTGCAATATCTATGTCTTGAGGAAGAGTTAATGTAACTGTACCTGTAATTGGCATTCCGGTTGTGCCATTTGCAAATATTTGATTAGGAGTTCCTATTATTCCCGTATTAACTTGATAGCTAGTAAATGATAATGTTCCTGCTCCATCAGTTGTCAGTAAAGTACCAGGAGCGCCATCAGAGGTTGGCCATCTTAAATTGTGAAAAAAAAGTTCCCCGTTTCCTACAGGTTGGATAGATATACTAATATCTGCGTCTGATCCTGCTGCGCTATAAAATACTGGCTGTGATGATAAAGAACTCTTTAGTAAAGGTGAATTAACAGCTGAAACTCCTGCAGAGTCATATCTTAATAGATAATTTCCAAAATTATCTTTAAATCCATCTCCAGGAAAATTAAATCTAAAGTTGTTAGTAGGGAAGCTACTTCTAAGACCAACAATCTGGTCTCCAAGCTGCATTTCTCCTCCATCTGTAAAATCGCTAAACTTTTTATCAGCCATTCTATGGATCCTATAAATCTTATTTAATTATTAGTCCCTAATGCATAGAGAGAAACATTGATAGATGTATTTGATGCTTCAATATGGAAATCTAAAACATCGCCACTTCTAACTTCTCTGCACACATAATATGATGAAGTTAGCAATTCTGAAGTTGTAAAGCTAAATGCTCCAACACTAGCAACTTCTGCTGTTTCATTAATTGCCATCCATACTCTACATATAGATGTAGGATCAGTTTGGCACTTAATTAAGGCCTTATATACATTCGCACTTCCTGGAACCGTAAAAGAATGATTAGATCCGGAAGAAAAATTTCCGCTAAGCTTTAAACTTGCAGAACGTTGTCCAAAATCATCTACTGGCGGTTGTGCTATATATGGGGTTATCATGTAAACTCCTCTAAATTTTACCCAAACGTGCATCTGCTACGAAATTAAAAGCAATGCTACAATATGTTGTTATTCCCGTAGCTCCTAATGCTAGGAAAGCTAGATTCCCAGCTGAATTTGTAAATGCCAAAACCTTTTTCGTTCCTACCGTTATATTCCATCTTGTAGCTGGCGCATTGTTACCACGAACACCTACTTCAGTTCCAGCTTGGTATAAAAGTCCCGTAATAAGATTGGACCCATTTAGAATAAAAGGGCTGTAAAAAGTTAATACTGGTATTGAAATTTTTATCTGTTTAAATGCGAGATTAAATGAAGTTGAGAATCCCGTAGCAGTTCCTCCTGCAACACTTACTCCTTGCACAAAAGTCATATAATTTGTAGTTACAGTTCCTGGTAATATTCCTGGCTCATAAGATGTTTCATAAAAAGCATAACAATCATTCAAAACTTGCTCTGGTGTTTGAACGCCTGGACGGCAAGGTAAGTCTCCGGGAATCAGAGAAATTGAATTTATAGTTATCACAGTTGCCGGATCGGCATAAGCAAAAGTTGTAACAATTGCAAATTTATCTGTATCTGTAATTTGCGTAGGATCGATTAATTCCCAACCTGAGAAACCACAATCATTCCTTGTACTATTTATTCCAGAATTATTTTCTGTTGAATTAAGTTCCGCTTGCGGGATATCAAGACCACTTCTTGGTATTAATGTCCATCCAGGTGCGGTTAAAATAAATTCTCCGTTAGGAGATAAATTGCCAAGTGTAGTTGGTAAAATAGGAATACTGACTGATGAAGGAGCTCTGTATAAATAAACTCGCACTGTTACTCTATCTCCATTTAATCCCTTATACGCAAATATATTGCTAGAAAGCCTATTACCTAATATTTTTTTCGCTTGATCTCCTTTTAAATATTGAAGCAAATAGAACGCATCATTTGTTCCTAAAGTAGTAAATTGAAGACCGCCTGTAATCGGACTTTTTATCCAAGTAATATTATTAGTAACGCCTCTTTCTGCTATCGTTTGATCACAAATATAGTCTGGAGTAGTAGATAGATTACCTGAAGTGCCAAATTGATACGGGTTACAGGTAAAATCCCATCCAATTAAAATACTGGGTATTTGTTTTGTGATTGCTCTAGGAAGGAAATAATCCCCTTGATATGCTTCTTCCCTATTAGATGAATTAATGTCATATGGGATAAAGGCGGCATCTTGTGTTCTCGATGGAATAACCTGCACACTACTTAATCGAATATTAGTATTTGAAACAAGAGATATATAAATTTCTATAAAACCGTCTTCTCCACTATCTATATTAAACGAAGAAGGAATAGGATTAGGAGTAACTCCATTAATAATGGAATATGCTGTATTCCCAACGGTTGCATCAATAATTATTTGGGGCAAATTTCCACTAGATTCAGTATAAAACATTTGAATTCCAGCGGAAGTTCCTGATTCACTCTTCGCTATCATTGTTCCAACTAGGAAAATAGCCTGTTCCGTTGTACTTGACCATAAACCAGAATTATATGGATATTTTTGTCTTAAATGACATTTGCTAATACCATTTGATACATTTATTTCAATGACATAAGGGGGACTAGTAGGTAAATGTTCATTTCCTTTGATAGCGATTCTCTCAACCTCTACAGTTCCTGTTCCACTAATAATAAAATCCCAATTAGGGGCAAAACTAAATTCTTGATTAGAGGCAGATGAAACAGTATAAATAGTAGATACTAAGTCATTAATAAATACATTTGTAAATTGTGGATTCGATATTTGATTATTAATATTTGCTACTTCAGCAGTAGGATCAGTTCCCGGAGTTAAATTAGGAAGGGCAGATCTAGTAAATTGCTCAATATCACCAGAACTATCACAGGTAACATAATATAAATCAATTTCATCATCCATATCGTATGGAAAGAAATAAAGTGCTACATTATCTCCAGAATTATTTTGAATGGTTCCTTTGCTACTTAAAGTTATTTCTGATCCCATTGTTGTATAGGTGTAATTCGGAGGGAATCCAGAGAGTTGAAATACTTCTTTTGGCACATTCCTTGCTGAATCTCTATAGAATCGTAATTTACCTCCAGCAAGTGGTAGACCTGTGTCCTTATCAAGGAAAATTTGTTCAAAATAATACGCAATTACATATCTATCATCTAAAGCCATACTAATTCCTTAATACTGTGTTGCTAGTGAAGCCACACTTTTGCCCAAAAGGTCAATGAATTTACCAAGTAAAATTTCTTTCTTAGATATTTTGCTTAGTTTATCCAATTCATTTGCCCAATTTGGATCCGTAATTAAATCTACTGCTGCTTCATCATATTTACCGTTACTTAGAGCTTCTTTAAATACATCCATTAATGTTTGAAAAGAACTTCTATCTTTTGTCATGCTAGTTCTTCTCAATTGAGCAGCGGTTCTCACCGTTGGAATATTGATAAGGTTTTTAAAAATCAATCTCATATCTCTTACTTGTTCTTGAGCTTCAGGAACATTCTTTAATTTATTCAACAAAGAGCTAAAGTTCTTATTGTTTTCTAGATACTTATAAAAATTAACTCCATTTATTGGTTTTTTATTGAATACATCCTCAAGTTCTTTCCTAGTAATTTCTCTTTGAGCAAGAGCTCTTGCTTGTTCGTATTCAGGAGAAATATTATCCATCGTATTAATGAGTTCTTTTCGAGTTTGCTTCATGATGCGAGCTTCTTTCTCTGGAGCTTTTTCAATCATGTCATCAATTGATTGTTTGATTCTATCTAAGTAAGCAATGCTATTTTTGGGGATATTTTTTAATGATTCTTTATACGCAGGTTTATTATTAATAATCATCTGAGCGCGTTTAAAAATCTCGTTATTTGATAAATCAGATAATCTATCTTCAGGAACAGCAACTTGATAAGAAGAAGAATACAATCTTTCAACTTCTGGGGATAATTTTTCTTTTTCAAAAATAGTATCAAATAATCTTTGAATAGATTTTTCTTCAGATTGCAGCCTTTTTTCACCTTTTTCATATAATTTCTGAGCTCCTTTTTCCGTTCGTCCTATCGCTCCTTGAGATGCTCCAACGAACGGATTCGCACTTGCCTCAGCAGGAGTTAAATATTCTAATCCAAGGCGTTTTGCTGCATTTAGTGCATCCAAGTAATCTGTTCCCTCAACTCCTTTAAGTAAATCATTTCTTGCTTTACTTGATGCCACACCGCCCTTGTAGCCAGCAAGACCTAGAAGTGCTGCAGTAATATCTGCGGCTGCCTCATTTCCTGTCGCCTCTTTAGCTGCAGAATACCCAAGCCCACCCAATAATGCAGCACTTCCTAATTTTCCCGCTGTTCTTAAAGTTGGACTTCCTGATTTAACTGCCTCAGAAAATGTAGATAGTGGACCTACTATTGATGCTGTTTCAGCCCCTCTCTCTAACTTATCTTCTTCAGGAGAAAGAGCAGTAGTAAATAACCCTTGGCTTAATGCATGGCTTAATCCAGGAGTTAGATATTTTCCTGCTTTAGGAATTTTACTTATTAAGGCTCCCAATCTTCCTAGGGGTGCTCCTGGAATCCCTAGAGAAGCAATGGTTTCTGGAGCAAATCCGATCAGGTTAGTCGCAAGATCTTTTTCTCTTGGAAGACCGAGGCCTTCACGATAGTTATATTCTTCAGGAACTAATCCTAGACCCTTAGGGATTTTTTCTGCTAATTTTTCACTGATCAATGAAGCAACATTATGTGGAACATCTAGCAATTTATGACCAAACTCTCCTAGGGCTGCAAGGGGCTCTTTTATTCCATAACGAACTACATTAGATGATAATGGTTCTCGATTTCTATTAGTAAAGCCAAATTGATTCTGTAAAATAGACTCAATTTCAGAATCAGACATCTCATCTGGAAAGTTTGCTATTTCATTGTTAGGTAATCTAATTTTACGAACCATTACTTAGCCCCTCTTTCGAGTTTTCCTGTTTTGGGGTTATATACCCACTCATTTGCTTGCACTTCTTGACCCTCAAATTCTTTAGTTGATTTAAGGCCTTCTCGATATGTGGATGTCTCTTTTTGTAGGATGTTTTTTATTACATTAAAATTTTGTTTGGCAATTTCTGGATTATTTCTCCACGTTGCAGGGTTAGTAAGCTCTTCGATGGATTTTTGAATCTCAGGTGTTATTGAGTCACCATAGAATTGTCTAACCTGCTTCTTCAATAATTTTGCAGCTGCTAATGATTTTTGATAATTGCGATAATTACTCGATTCTTTTCCAACAGGCGCACGTGATTCTTCAAATGCTTTTGACAATCCTCCTTTTAAACCAGCATATTGAGTTAAATCATTTGCATCTATTTGCGCTAAGGTTTTATCAATATTTGAAGCGAATAAAGCCTTTTTCCTTGCATCTGAATCTGAAATATCTTTCTGTCTTTTCAATGAATATCTTCCAAGCATCTCATTTTGTTCTTCTGAAGCTAAATTGGCTCTTCTTCCAGTTCCTGGAACAAAACCTAATTTAATGTCACTAATCTCTTGTTCTGTTTTTGCTAGAGGAGTTGCCGCTCTCTTTTCTGCCGTTCCAGTCAACGAGTTTCTGTATTCATTTAAAAATTGTGTTTTTGCTAAATCTGCTTTATATGATTCTTCAGCGCGCATTGCTTGCTCACTATCGGGGCCATAATATTGTTTTATCATATCTACCCACATAGCTTGACCAACAGATCCAGGAGCTATTTCACCACCAAAAGGAGATGAAGTTCTTTTATTTACCTCATTTAATCGCGCTTTGTTTAGAGCATTAACATTACTTCTAGAACTTAATTCTGAATTAAATCTTTCTGGTTCTTGTTGCAGTCTTAATTTGTTTAAAGCGTTTGCGAGTTCAAGACCTTCCATTTTTGAGTTAAATATTTGTGGGGCTTCGTCTAAGCGAACCCTATTAAACGCATTTCTAAGCTCCTCCTGATCTTTTTGTCTTTTTATTGCACCAGGCATCTGACTTAAATTATAACCAGAAGAAAATGAACCAATTAATTCTTCAACTAAATTCCTGAGAAAGGGATTGCCTTGTGGCTGTATATAGGCAAAATTAATAGGCTGAAATGGCATAGTTATTCCTTAGAAAAATCTGCTTCCAACTTGAGCTCCTTTTAAAGCTCCTGCAGGTCCACCAGATAACCCGCCTGCAATGGCCCCTCCCCCCGTAGATAATGCTTTTAAGAGGCCTCTAAACATATCCGCTTTGCTTTGGTTTTGATTTGCTTGTCCTTGAAACGCGAGTTGTCCCTGAGTGCCAAGAGCATTGGAAAGTTCACCCTCAAGTGATTTTGATGCATCATATCCTGTATCAAAAAAATGGCTCAAACCTTCAATGCCTCTTCCCTGTAGACCAAAAATATTTTGCAGCCATGTCTGCATATCTTCACCTAGCAATGAATCAGCAATTCGTGCTTCATTTTCTATGTCATTAATATTTCCTCGTACACCTCCGGCAGCAGCAGTATTTCCTGCAGCTTTTAAAGCTTCGTCTCTTCTTAATTGATAGGCTCTTGATGGCTCATATTGAGACATTAATGATTCCAAGAATGCAGCAGGATCTGATGCCATTTGATTGAGTGGATTAATCATTGTTCCATAAGCATCTTTGCCGTATCCGATGTAGGGCTCAAAATATTGCTTTGCCATGGGTGGTATTTGATTCAGATACGGCATTGCAGCATCAGCCGGATTTTTCCCTCCTCTCAATGCTTCACTTAACCAACTCATCTAATTGTCTCCTTAGGAACTTGTTATTGTTTCTATAACACCTGGAGCTGTTTTTAATTGCAGCTTTGATAATGTGGTGTTAAACCATACCGTGCCAATATCAGCATCTGGCTCTAATGCCAGTATTTCTGCTGTTGTATAATTAACGTTTTTAATTCCTTTATTGATCACTGTTCCGTTATTGACACTTCCATCATTGATTACTTCACTGGATACAATACTATTCATTAAAAATACTGATGCATTTAATGATTGAAACATTTGATCATTGTAGAGATATCCATCTGCTGTAAGCCTTCCATCTTCTTTTGTATAGTACATATCAAAAAACACTGGCAGTGTTGGAATGCTCATCAATACACCTCCAAAATACCATTTTGAACGACAAATCTTTGGAATCCCCAAAATTCTATCTGTATCGTAAACTCATTCGCTTGACCCATTCTTTGCCAATTAAGTCTGTTCCTAAAATGAGCTTGCTGATTCAAGTACCTTGGAACAATATTGCTGAAAGTTTGATTACCTGTTTTTGAAAAAGACATATCAACTCGTGGTCTTATGGATATTGATTCACCACACTGACCGTCTTCAGCCAAAATATTTTCGCCCATTTCTGTTACGATATAATCCAAAGAATCTTCAGTAATTAATAATCCATCGCAAATATTTCCTGGATCTACAATAAAGAAATCATTAACGCCCTGCTCTATCCAGAAGCTGAAATTTCCAACTCTAAATCTCCCAGAATTTTCTTTTCTTATTGTTTTGCATATCCTTTTTCTAGGGATTACTTCACCTTTTAAGTTTTTATCTAAGTTGTAGTTATAAGTCAGAAACTCAGTACCCATTTGGTAAAGAGAACCGTCATCTATCGAAACAAAATAAGTTTTTTCATTAAAATATGCTATTTGTCTGGCAGGATGGTAATTTAATTTCTCGTTTGATATATGAAAAAACAAACCATTTGTAAAATCATATATCAAGGATAGATTGTCCTTTGGATTGAAAAATGTGAGTTGATAAAAAAGATGTCCATCTTGTCTGAAAAAGAATGCTGTAGATTGGTTAGGAAATTTGATTGTCTGTAATAAATAATCGATTCCATCAGACGAAATTCTCTTTGTAGAAGCCCCATCTGTAACAAGTATGGAAGGAGCATTGCTTTCATTTTGCGCCAAGAAGCAAATAAATTCTTCATTAGCCGCTATTGTTGACACTGAAACGCATCCACTATCGATATTGAAGGATTGAACTCTTCTATAGTTCTCTGTCCCTCCAATTTGTGTCCATACTTCTGAAACACTACTTCCTATTACAAGAACATTATTTCCTTTTCCAGGAAGTCTTTTGACCGCAAGAGCACTATCAGGCTTTGTTTGTAAGCTAAGTTGCGTATTTAATTTAATAGTACTTGCAGTATCAAACTCAAATGCATACCAAAACTGAGGATTATTGCTGCTTGGGGAAGATGATATAAGGAAAAAAGTGTTATGATAACAGACGTAATTAGGAATAATATCATTTCCTAAGAAAGTAAGAGCTTGTCTGGTAAAGCTATTATCATCATAGTTATAAATATAAGCAGATTCACCATCAACAATACAAATTTGTCTTTGCAAATTTTCATCTATGTAAACCTCTCCGGTAAAAGTTCCAATACTACCTACAAAAATTGGATTTAAATTGCTTCTTAGCACATATACAGAACCAGATTGTACTGTAAGAAGAAAATCTCCTCTTACAGAATGAAATAAAGCCCTACCTTCTTCAGAATCTGAAATATCTGAAACCTTTTGAAAGCCTGCATAATTCACCATCCATTCATCAGAAATGAACATATTATAGGTTTTTTCCAAAGAAATTTTTGGATATCTACCAAAAGTAGAACTACCTACAACATTAACAGACACAGTCTCTGAATTATTTGTGCTCATTTATCTTAAATAATTGTCAGGTTATTAGCTTGGAACTGTCCATCCATGCCCTAAATTAATAAAGGCATAATTGAATGTTCCTCTCTTTTGCAGCGTTGATGTTTTTGTTAATCTCAAATCCAAAACCCTAGACTTCTTATTTATGAACGATTCATATTTGCTTAGTTGACGATATACATTTTCTGGAGTGGTATAGTTATATTCAGAACAAATCCTATCAGCTAATGCATATCTGAGATAAGTAATAAAAAATTCATCAAAAGTAAGACTTAAATCTTGGAAAAGGGTTACTTTTTCCAAACGGAATATGCCATGTATCTCAAGAGGATAATTTCTGTCTGGTTTGAAGTAGATGTATAAAGTACCTCCTCCAAATCCTCTTTCGAAATACCATTCAAATGGAAGTGTTTTGATGTTTTCAACACGACTGGAACCAAAGTAAGCATTCCTTTTCTCATATTTCATGGCATATCGGACCTCATCCAAATAAAAAACCAAAGTATCTATTTGTATCAATCCTGGTATGGGGTATGCTTCTTGACCTTCCACAGCATTAAAATTGTATGTTGATTCATAAGGGATCATCCCTTTATCAACTTCTTTCTCAGTAATAATATTATTAAGCCATATAAGGCCATCAGAAATTTGATCACCACTTACAGTTTCAAATTCTCTAGAAACAATCCCTGCCGCATAAAATGCGCCAGAGATTAATTCATTGGATGTATATGGCATAAATAATTCTCTAGAAAGGTGCTGAATCTGCACTTGCTGGAATGTTAAGATAATCTACAAATCCAACAACAAATAATGTTGTAACAACAGCAGAACCATTAACTTTGTAATATAGCTTTGTTAGCCCATCTGATGTATCCACTCTTGTTGGCAAATCTATCAGCGTATTTATGGAGGTTTCAGCAACGCTATAAGCTGCAGATGTAGATGCACCAAAAGGGATAAAATCTACACCAGTTCCAGTTCCTGCAGCCAAATTTAATTGGAATTTGGCAATTGTATCTATTGGAGGAATGGTTGGCGCTAATGCTGCGTATGTTGCAGAATTTCCTGCAGTTAAAACTAGGGATGGAGTTTCAAACCAATAAGTTCTTTCTTGTCCGTAACCATAAACAAATTGTTTTTTAAAGTTTGCTGATGAATCCGTATAAATCCAACCCACCCTTCTAAACATATCATAACCGCTTGGAAGATTTGGATTGGATGCGCTGAGTGAGAGTAATCCAGCTGTTGGATTATTATTATTAGAATCTCCAATTACGTGTACAGCATAGCGTGTATTTGGAGTAATGGGCGCATCATCTGTTCCATTAGGTCCTACATTCTGTCCATTAAGAACAAGACTGCTGTTTAATACAATGTCATTTGTGTTTGTGCTATCTCTGGCTGCCCCTTCATGAATAAAAAGCAGGAAAAAAGCGAAAACCTCAAATTCTAAGCCATTAACGTACAATGCCCCCCTATTTACAATAGGGGTATTAGGTATACTCATTATTTACTCCATTTAATTTATTAAGATAATTTTTAAATTGGCAATGCAACCATCATCGCGTATTCATCCACTAATGTTTTTCCCCATATAACATCATGAACCATTCCTCGTTGATTCTGACCAAATAAAGAACCATAATATTGTCGTATTGATGCCCCAGAATCAGGATCTTGACTTATGGATGTGGGATATGGAACTTCTTCTGGTAGTTGAGGCATTGCCAAAAATAATGGATTTCCAGCCATTAAAAGACCGCATCTATGATCGGGAAGGGCGGTTGCTTGCATACCAGGAACAATTTCTGATGTAATATTTTGATTTTTTCCAGAAGTAGCTTGTAATGGGGGATAGATATTTACAATAACCTGACTTCCACCGTCTGACACAGCATCTGAAACGGCCCGGAATTGTACTGGGCATTGAGATGGTTGATGACCAATAAAAGTCAAAAATCTTAAGTTTGGAAATGCGCCAACTCCATCACTAAATTGAAATTTATCAAATGCTTTGACTGCATTGGCATCATTAGGTGATGGTGCTCCACTAAATGTTATCTGAATTATCCCGCCATCAGAGTTTCTAACAACACTTACAACTGTTAAAGTCGTTCCTGCGTTACCAACTGTCCCAGAATGATGAGTCTTTAATAAATTTGACTGATACCATTCACAATTTGAAAAGTTTCCTATTTCCCATGACATTGATTCTCTATCATTTCTGGTGGGAGCAAATTGATTCAATCCAGAATTTATGATTTGCGGGAAAGTTAAATCAGATAAAAATCCCATTGTATTATCTTTAGCTGAACCAAAATTTCTTAAAAAAGCTAAACTATTGGCTAGTTGTAAATAACTACTTATTGGAGTGACGCCATCTCCATAAAATCTAAATGTATTAGTTTCTGCTAGACTGGAAACATCACTTTCAACTTGAGTACCAAGTTCAGCAACAGCAGATCGCCCAAATTTATCCATATAATCACGGACATTAAAGATAAATTGCTGAGCGCTGAATTCATAAGCGGTTGACGCCTGTTGGTTTACAGTTAAATTTTGAACCCTTTGTTCTGCAGATTGAAAGGCTACAACCAAACTGTTTCTGGTTGTAAATCTTGGAGGCAAATCAAAAGATACAGTGTCACCTAAGTTTTTTGGAATATCATCATTAAACCTTTGGAACCTTTTATTTGATTTACTGATAAAGCAGAATGAATTAAGTAATAAAGCCAGGTTAGATTCATTATATGTAATAACCTGCTGTAGAATGTTGTTTGGCATTGTAAAAAACTCCAACAAAAGAATTGTTATGCAACAACAAACGATTTGTACCAGTCTTAAATTGTTACGGTATTTTTATCCGCGTAACCAATTTTGATTTCTTAAGTCTGAAATACCCATCTTGCCGTTGCTACCTGAAACTCTTGAAGGTTGCAAACGGTCGAGTGGTGTACTTACTGGATTAGAATCTGCGTAAGCT